ATGCTGACGATCGAGGTTGAAGGTTATGCCGAAGCCAAGCGGATTCTGGACGAACTGCCGAACACGATGCAGAAGCGGATGCTGCTTGCGGCTCTGCGCGCCTCGGCCAAACCGATGTTGCAATCGGCACGGAGCAAAGTCCCTGTCCGCACGGGCAAACTGAAGAAGCAGCTGCGCACGGTTCGCTACAAGGACCGCAACGCTTCGAAGTCGGAGGTGGCCATCGCCGTGAAGCCGGTCTTCGAACGCACGAAGAAGAAAGGCGCCGTGAATGAATACTACGGTAAGTTCATCCACGAGGGGACTGCCGATCCGCGCACCTCGAAAAAGGGCAAGCTGCTGGTATTCGACGATGCGCAGGGCAAAAAGGTTTTCGTCCGCAGCGTCAGGGGCATCCGGCCGACGCCTTATTTGGAGCAGGCTTATACGGAGAACTCCGAGCGCACGGCGGCGATCTTCGGCGACGAGTTGGCTGCGGCGGTCGAGAAGTTCGTGAATAAAAACTTCGCACCGGTATCGAAATGACGGATTTCAAGAAGCAGCTGATCGCACTTTTGGAGCGTGAGATTCCCGAATTGGCGGATAGGATCCAAGCCGGTGCGGTCGATGCCCGGACGCCTGCGCCTTTCGCCGCGTTCTCCGTTCCGGAGGAGACGCCCGTAAGGACGCTGCACGGCATCGCCGGCTACCGGACGATGTTCGAGGTCGCGGTTTACGACAACAGGTTCTCCGGCGCGGAACGTCTTAAGCGTCGGGCGATCGTAGCTTTGGAGGGTGCGGAGTTCGACGGCAAACGATGTCGCTTCGTCTCCTCGGCGACGGAATACTACGCGGACTACGACCTGCACGGCGCGACGATGTCATTCAGAATCATATAAAATATAACGACAAAACGATAACTTATGCCAGAAACTTACGGAAACAAACAGGTCGTCCAAGGCGAGGATATCATTCTCTTGGTGGACGATAAGACGACGCTCCACGCCACGACGCATACGCTGAAGGTGGACTTGGAGATGAAGGAGCTGCGCACGAAGGATACCGACGGCAAGGAGAAGTGGCCGGGCGATGTCTCGTGGTCGGTGGACGGCGACGGGCTGGTGGTCGTCGACGATTCGGTCGAGAACAGCCATACCGCCGAGGAGGTCCTCGACCTGGTACTTCGGAAGAAACTCGTCGAGGTGGTCGTCAAGTCGCCGCTCACGGGACTCGCGAAGATGTACACGGGCAAAGCCTACATCACGACCTTCTCGCTCTCGACGCCTGCGGGCGACAATGCCTCTTACAGTTATTCGCTTACCGGCAGCGGCAACCTGACGCCGGTAGACAAACCTGAATCCTGACCGCTATGAAAGAGATCATCATTCAAGGCACGCCGCACCCGATCCATTTCGGATTGCGCGCCATCGACGAGTTCGTCAGGCAGCGCGGTGCGGAGTTCGGGCAGACGGTCGCTTCGACCGATGCCCTCGGATCGTTGGACAGCATCGTCGCGCTGACCGCTACGGGACTCAACGAGGGCGCACGGCGTGCCGGCGGCGACCGCCGCTACACCGAAGACGAGGTGTGGGACATCTTCGACGAGGAGCCGTCGCTCATCCTCGCCGTCTCGGAACTCTTCGTCGAGAGCATTGCGCCACTGACGGATAAGTTGGGCGACCTCTCAAAAAACGGGAAACGCCCGACGAAGGGGAGCCGCAAGCGGTAACCTACGAGCGGTGGTTCGCCATCGCCGTCGGGCAGATGGGACTGGCGCCCGAAGCCTTCGAACGTCTGACGCCCGCAGAGTTCATCTACGCATGGCTCGGCTGGGCGAAACGCGAGGACGACAGGCAGCGGCAGGCATGGGAGCGCGAGCGTTGGGCGGTATGGGTTGCAACCTGTATCCAACTCGACCGTAAAGACCGCCGCCCGATGACCGAGATGTTCCCGCTGCCGTGGGAGGGGCCGACGGCTCCCGCAAAACAAGAACCGACCATGCAGGAACGCATGGAACGAATCGAAGAAATGAAACGATGTATCCGAAAATACCCCTGATTATCCTGACGATCGCCGCCAGCGGCTGCTCTCCGCTTCGAAGCACGCGATCCGAGCGGCACGAGACGCTCGCTATCACCGACTCGACCCTTACGATGCTGTTCCGGCAGGAGTTCGAGCGGCAGATCGGAACGCTCCGCCGGACCGTCGTGGAGTTTTATCCGCCGACGGAATATCCGGAACCGAGCGACGATCGACTGCCGAATCCGACCGATACGCTCCGTGCCGTTCTTCCGCCGCCGAAGATTCCGGCGGCGAGTGCTTCCCGACAGCCGGTCAAGCGTATCGCCTATACCGAGGTATCGATGCAGAACGACCGCACGATCCTTACCGACAGCATTTCGCATAGCCGCATCAACACGGCAGCCCGCAACGACGTGCAGGAGCAGACCGACGAGCAACCATCCTCCGGTGTCGCGTGGCTCAAGTGGGCGACGGCGCTCGTCGCACTGATGCTTCTGTTGCTCTTATTCCTCAAACTCCGATAACCGAACCCATATGGCCAGATTGAAAACTCCGATTTCATACTATGGCGGCAAGCAGATGCTCCTGAAGCATATCTTGCCGCTGATTCCCGAACATACGCTCTACACGGAAGCCTTCTGCGGCGGCTGTGCCGTGCTGTTCGCCAAGCCGCCCGCGCAATGCGAGGTCATCAACGACACGAACACCGAATTGGTGAACTTCTACCGCGTGGCGCAGACACAGTATGCGGCACTCAAGGCGATGATCGACGCGACGCTCCACAGCCGCGAGATACACGCGCACGCACGGCATATCAACGAGCATCCGTCGTTCTTCACGCCCGTCGAGCGGGCTTGGGCTGTATGGGTCTGCACGAAGTTGGGCTTCGCTTCGATGATCGACGGGACGTTCGGATACGACCGCAGCGGCACGACGACGCTGAAACTCCGCAATGCGAAAGAGGCCTTCACCGAGGAGTTGTGCGGACGCCTCGGCCGCGTTACGGTCGAGTGCGAGGACGGCATCGATGTCATCCGCCGCTACGACTGTCCCGAAGCGTTCCACTTCGTCGATCCGCCCTACGTCGGCAGCGACTGCGGGCATTACAACGGTACGTTCGACGAGGAGGATTTTTCGCGGCTGCTCGACACGCTCGCAACTGTCGAAGGAAAGTTCATGCTCACGATGTTCCCGCACGAGAAGATCGAACGCCTCGCCGACCGGCACGACTGGACGATCCATCGGCTCGACCGCACCATCACCGCCTCGAAAGTCTCCCGCCGCCGGCAGGAGGAGTGGATTACGACGAATTACTGATACCGACGTGGGCACATTCGCTTATGATAACCCCGCCTACATCGCTTCGTGCTCGTTTGGCAAGGATTCGATCGCTACGATCCTCCTTGCCCTCGAACACGGCGAGTCGCTCGATGCTGCCGTCTTCTCGGAGGTGATGTTCGACCACCGGCGCAATATCAGCGGCGAGATGCCCGAACACATCGAGTGGATCTACTCGACGGCGATTCCGCGTCTTGCTGCCTTGGGCGTACGGGTCGATGTCGTTCGTTCGGAGAAAGACTATCTTACGTTATTCCATACGGTCATAGGGAGCGGTACGCATAAGGGTATGCTGCGCGGCTGGCTCATCGGCGGCAAGTGCTGCGCCAACCGCGACCTCAAAATCCGGCCTATACATCGCTATTATGCCCGTTACCGAGAGCGTGGCGTCGTACAGTACGTCGGCATCGCGGCCGACGAACCGAGACGCCTCGCACGAATACAGGACAAAGGGTATATCCGTAAAACGAGTCTGCTCGCCAAGTACGGGTACACCGAGGCGGATGCCCGACGCAAATGCGAAGAATACGGTCTGCTGTCGCCTCTCTACCGAACCTCGCATCGGGGCGGTTGCTGGTTCTGCCCCAACTGCCGCATTCCGGTCTTCGCCGAGTTGCGCCGCCGCCATCCTGAATTGTGGCGCGAATTGCAACTGCTCTCGAAGGTCGAAAATAAGTCATCCGAAGGCTTCAAATACGGGCAGACTTTCGAGGAGGTCGAGCGGCGGATGGATCTCTTCGAACACTCACCGACGCCATTCTAAACAACTGAAAATAAATACGATAATAGTCGCCGAATAACTTGCGTGTTCCGAATAACGATGTTATGTTTGCAGTACGATAAACAACTGAATAATAAACGATTAAAACACTCGAACATGACAAGTGCACAAGTAAAACAGATCGCGTCGAACTATATGCGGCAGCAGAGCGATTACGTATTTTCGGAGGTAACGGTTAAAAGCCTCGCTCCGGCGAACGGAACCATCAAGGTGTGGCTCACCACCGAAGACGACTACGGGGACGAACTGATCGTCGAGGTCGAGATGGACCCGCAGTCGAATGAGATCCGCTGGAAGAAGATCTGCAACACGGGACGCCTATCCGAATATCTGAAGCCGGCTACTCGGATCGATAAACTTTCGGCGGGGCAGCGCTTCCGGCTGCAAGGCGACTGCGTGGTTTACGAGTTCGTGGACAATGTAAATGACCGCAGCAGTATTCCCTATATCATCCGACGGGCGGACCGGTCCGGTTGCGTATCGAGAGTCGGATGGCAAGAAGTCTTTCCTATCGAGTAACCGATAACCGCGCACCTTGCCGAAAGGCAGGGTGCGCATAAAACGATACGATGATGAAACTCCGCCGAACGAAAACCGGAACCTATACGATTACGGGTATTACCGCAACTCAATATCGCGCCCTTGCGGCAGTGCTTATGACCGCCGATGAGCGTTGCTTCGACGAGCAGGACGAGGACGGCAACTATTACAGCAACGACGATTTCGTCTGCTCGCTCGATGGCGATGAACGCGAGGCATTGCGACAGGTGTGCGATGTACTTCGATAACGTGTAAAACATTGAAAATAAGTGTAATAATACTTGCTGGAAAACTTGCGTGTTCCGAATTATGATGCCATCTTTGCAGTGCAATAAACGACTAATATAGAGCGTATTATGAGTACAAGATCAAGAATCGGAGTAAGACTTCCGGACGGAAAAATCAAAAGCATTCATATATGGCGGGACGGACATCCCGATACGTTGGGCGAAACATTGTCAGCGCACTACAATACATTGGAATCGGCAATGGCACTGGTCGAACGAGGCAACATAATCGATGTGGAAGCACGTCTCGAAGAGTGCCGGTTCGAGAAATCGAATGAACGGTACGATACCGAGCCTCGGATTTATGAATCGGTTGCCGCCTATGAACGAGAAATCGAGGAGGATATATGTTACAAATATCTCTATCGGGACGGCAAGTGGGAATATCGGACGGTCGATTAGTAACCGACTTCCGATCGTAAGGAGCGAATGCTCCGAGCCTCCGACGGGAGGCTTTCACTCGTTTCGTCCATTCAGTTGTTTATTGCTACCGGAGCCGTACACGATGTACGGCTCCGGTTTCCGTTCGAAGGCGGGACATTGTTTTTGCAACGAAGCTTCGGTAGAATGTATATTTACCACATGAAAAATGCTTGATAAATAGTTGATATTCTTTGAATTAAGTTGCCGACAAACTTGCGCGTTCCGAATAATGATGTTATGTTTGCAGTGCAATAAACAATTGAACTACAATCTATTAAACGACTCGATTATGAATACAGCGAATCGAAAAAGAACGGAGATCGACGCCGAACTCGACCGGTTGGAGGTCGAATTCGAGAAGAACCGCAAGGAGATGCAACGCCTTGCCGACGAAAACAGACGTGCCGGTAACCGCTACGGCGAATTATCGAATGCGAATCACGACATCAACAACCGGATCCTCACATTGCTCGCTGAGCGTTGGGAATCGGAAGAGACGACCGATTGACGAAACGAGAAACGGACCCCGCCGAGAAACCGTCTTCGGCGGGGTTAAGACCCGAAACCGGAAAACACATAAAGAGATGAAAACGATGAATGCAAATGCAAAGGTAGGCGACAAGATTCGCATTATCCATCTTCGCGACGAGGATAGCCGTTACGACGGCAAGGAGGGTACGATCGAGTTCATCGACTCGCTCGGACAACTGCACGGTACGTGGGGTGGCTTGGCAGTCATTCCCGAAGTCGATCGGTTCGTAATTATCGAGAAAGCGGAATAATCGCCTGCAATGATAATGCTCGGTTTCGCCATCTTTTTATAGCATCTAATCTATTGAAAATAAATACGATAATAGTCGTCGAATAACTTGCGTGTTCCGAATAACGATGTTATGTTTGCAGTACGATAAACAACTAAAAAAGAGTGAATTATGAGAACGAACATCGAACGGTTTTTAGAGAGATTCCCGAAGAATGCTACGAATTGGGCGCAGGCGACGGATGAGGTGCGCGATATGGCTCGCAAGGCTCGCGAATTGTTGGAAGAGTACGAAGGCGTGATCGTCGAACCGGTAAATTTCCGGGCTATCGAGACCCCGGCCGAGTGGAATACCGAAGGTCGCGAGTTCATCCTGACGAATTTCGATCGCATGGCGGATAAGACCAAAGAGCGCTTCTACGACTACTTCCGCGAGTGGTTCGAAGGCGAAGAGGAATAGACCGGCACACGGGTGCTCCCCGCAGCTCGAACGGGGAGCATCCGTCCTAACCCCGGAGCAGGGTTGCACACGTCTCTTTCGATAGGAAATCTATCGTGCTCCATCAGTTGTTTATTGCAGCCGGAGCCGCATCATGTGCGGCTCCGGTATTTTATTTTGTATGTAAATAATGATTAAATTTGTAACAAAAACAGAACGTGATGAAAGCCTATACCTATATCGCACACGGCCGGTTCGGACTGCTCGACAAGCCGAAACCCGCCTTGCAGGACCCTCGCGACGCCATCGTGCGCGTGACGCTCGCGAGCATCTGCACCAGCGACCTGCATATCAAGCACGGCAGCGTGCCGCGCGCCGTCGAGGGCATCACCGTCGGCCACGAGATGGTCGGCATCGTCGAAGCGGTCGGGTCGGAGGTGCGCAGCGTAAAGGTCGGCGACCGCGTGACGGTCAACGTCGAGACCTTCTGCGGCGAATGCTTCTTCTGCAAGCGCGGCTACGTGAACAACTGCACCGCTCCCGACGGAGGTTGGGCACTGGGCTGCCGCATCGATGGCGGACAGGCGGAGTATGTCCGCGTGCCGCATGCCGATCAGGGACTGAACCGCATTCCCGATACGGTGAGCGACGAGCAGGCGCTGTTCGTAGGCGATATTCTGGCCACGGGCTATTGGGCGGCGAAGATTTCGGAGATCGCACCCGACGATACGGTCCTGATTATCGGGGCTGGACCGACGGGTATCTGCACGCTGCTTTGCGCAAGATTGAAGCGCCCGAAGCGAATCATCGTCTGCGAAAAATCGCCCGAACGGCGGCGGTTCGTGCGGGAGCACTATCCCGAGGTCCTGACGGTCGCACCGGAGGCGTGTCGCGAGGCGGTTCTTGCGAATAGCGACCGCGGCGGCGCCGACGTCGTGTTGGAGGTGGCCGGTGCGGAGGATACGTTCCGCCTGGCGTGGGAGTGCGCCCGCCCCAACGCGACGGTTGTTATTGTTGCGCTCTACGACCGGCCGCAGGTGTTGCCGCTGCCCGACATGTACGGCAAGAACCTCACCTTCAAGACGGGCGGCGTAGACGGCTGCGACTGCGCCGAGATCCTCCGTTTGATCGGGGCGGGCGAGATCGACACCACGCCCCTCATCACGCATCGCTATCCGCTCGGCCGCATCGCCGAGGCATACGATCTCTTCGAAAACCGCCGCGACGGAGCGATCAAGGTAGCGATCGATTGTACCGAATAGAGGTATGTATCTGCGCGATAATATTTCACGTCAGCGTCCATCCCTTGTCTGTCGCGATCGCTTTTTGGATAGCATTCAGTTTCGCGAGGTTCTTCGCTCCGATATTGCAGGTCTTGCCATTACCTGTGTCGGATAGCGCGTTCAACAGGAATACCAAACTCTCTACCGTGAGTTTCGGGCAGCCGTTCATGGCGATATCCACATCGACGGGTCCGTCGATGATTACCGTTTCGAGTGCGGAGCAGGAGACGAATGTCGTGTCGATCTTCGATGTTACCTTGCTGAAGTCGAGTCTTCCGCCGATTTTGCGCAGGTTCTTACAGCCGTGAAACAACTCCGAAGCGGAAGTAATGCGCGAGGTGTCCAGCCCGCCGATCTCCTGCAAATTCGTACAACCGTAAAAGGCATACATCATATTCGCGACGTTCGAAGTGTCGAGCGTCGGCACGCGCTCCAGCGCCGTACAGCCGTAGCACATCTGATACATCGAATCGAACGATGCCGTGTCGAACTCCGGAAATACCGACATCGTCGTATTGCCCCGAAAAAGTTGGTAGCCGTTGCGGATCTGATTCATCCCGCTGGTGCTGTCCACCAATGCGACTTTATCGACGAGCGATGCCAACGTCTCTTCGTCGGTTATCGCCACGCCTTTGTCGCGGAGCGTCCCGGCAAGGTGCTGCCGCAGCGCATCGAGCCGCAAAACGAGTGAAGTAAAGTCAGCCATACGCTATCCGATAATATGGTTCAGTGCCTCCTCGATGCCGGTCAACCCGAGCGAAGCGGTCATCGCATCGACCAACGTTGCAAAAGTCACGGCAGCCCCCGTACCGTTGCGGTCGATTTCGATAAGGTCGGTGGCTGCCAAAGTCGTCACCTTCGGGAGTTGAGAGAGCGTGATCGTATCGGTATCCGATCCGGTTGCAGGTCGTCCTATAATCGACCCTGTTTGTTCTATTGCCATAATTCTATTCTTCGTAAATCCTGAATTCGGACATCATCTGATAAGTTACGTGCCACATGCATTTGGCGGAGGAATAGGGCGACGGCACAGCCAACAGTTGCAACAGTCCTCCGTAGGTCTCGATGCGAGGAACCGGCAGATAGCCCATTCCGTAGGCATCTTTTTTCAGTGTCGTCACGATGCCCGACTGCGTGTCGTCCGCCGCAAGTACCAGACTGGGCGATGAACGGGTGCGTATCGGACAATCGTAGAGGTTCACTACGCTGCCGATATACTCGGACGATACGGGCAGGTTCAGCCAGACGATGAAACTGCCGAAATCTGCGCCGTTGGCGATCAGGTTGAAGTTGCGGTTGAGCGTATATTTGCGGGTCGAGGCGTTGTAGTCCGTGCCTTCGTCCGTGAAATATTTGAACTGCACCTTCGAATATCCGCTGAAGATGCCGCTCGCCATTTCGACATGTCCGTCTTCGTAGATGCGTGTGGCAGCCGTCGCGGCGTTCTCGATCCCGTCCGCTCCGGCGAAGAACATCAACTTGCCGTGCTTCGACGTCGGAGCGCCTTTCAATGCGCAGCCCGCCATACCCGCCACGACCTTCTTGTCCGTATCGTCTTTTACGCCGACGAACCCGGACAGCACCACGCCGCTTCCGGCATCGATTTCCGTCGAGATATCCTGAAAGTTCTCGCGCAAATACTCCAGATCGCTGTTGTCGCTTTTCGCCGCTTTGTCCAAGAGTGCTCCGATCGTCCGGCGGGCCGTGTAGTAAGCCTCTATATCGGCAAAATCATCCCCGATCGGAATGAACTCCGGTTCCGGCTGCGTGTATTTCCCGATGGCGGCGACGGTCAGCTGATAGGCATCTTCGTAGGGTGTCCATTCGTCGGCGAGCAACCGGACGACGCGCCACTTGCCGTGTACCATAAGTACCTTGCCGTTTGCGCTGCGGTAACGGAATACCGAGAGCAGCCGCAGGGCATTGGCGCGGAGTTGCTCGTACTCGGTTCGAATATCCTGCAAGCGCTCTTTCAAGAACGATTTCTCCACGGGCGAAACATATTCGTCGGAGTTGATACGGCCGAGCGTCTCCAATGTCGAAGAGATCGTCTGCATCAACTCGTCGAAATCCGTTCCTGCATCGGGTTTCGCGGGGTCTATGCGACCGAAGCGCAGGATACCGTTGCGGAAACTTACGCCATAACCCGTCGTGCGGTTGAAGAGCTGCATATCGCCTGTCGCGGAGTCGAACCACGAATCGCCCGACTTGTCCGAAAGAAAGCCCGTGAGGTAAATGTTCTTCAGGTAGGCCGAATAACCGGTCATATCCAGACCGTGCGCCTTGAGATTCGACAAGTCGCCGAACTGCGCCGCGATATTCTCCGTGCGGATCGTCCAGTCGTCCATACCCGTGAGAAACCGCAGGTAGGTGCGGGTTTCGTAGCGGGAGGTTCGGCGCTCCTTGTCGGTCGTATTGCCGAATGCCACGAACTGCATCGCCGCCTGCGGGTGGTATGGGTAACCCTCGCGCAGTTCGTACCGCCATTCGGCGTAGGTATCGCGGTCGAGGCACTCGGTAAGCCGGAAGTAGCAAGTCGTGAAGCCGGCATAGGTGCGGTTGCCGAACGAGTCGTCCGAATCGACGGTATTGCCGCTCGAAGCATCCATTGCCGAGTTCAGGAAGATGCCAATACAGAGATCGTTCTCGCGTAGGGTGCTTATTTCACCATCTTCCAACTTGACGACCAATGTCCGGTTCTCCGGCGAGACGATCTCGACGATGCCTCCGCCCGGAGCGGACCACCGATCGCCGACGACCGTTTCGATGCGGTTATAGCGGTATTCGGGAACATCCAAGAACTCCTCCAAATGAAGCCGCCGTAGGTACGTGTCGCCCAGAACCGACAAGTCGCCCGAGATCGTACCGCCTTTCTTGTCCAACTTCTTGTCGAGTTCGCCCGACAGCCCCGTGATGTCGGAGACGACGTGCGTATGCTTCTTCGGAGCCATCACACCCTTGATCTCCTTGCCGGAAACCTTCATCGATGCGGCGGCTGTCGGGACGTCGACGATGAACTCGAATGCGTCGAACTCCGCCAACTGTCCCGAAGCGCTCGCGAGGTCTTTGATGCGAACTTCGTCCATAACGACGTGAAAATAACGCTTCGCCGAACCTTTTTCGGGATACAAAGTCCCTAATTCCGAAGAATGCCTTATCTTTGTAGTTGCATTCCGCACAGCCGGAGTGCGACATATTATTCGACTTAACCTCGGAAAAAACTGGTAATTTTTTAGCAAATGGTTAAGCACTCCGTATCCTCGCATCGAACGGCTCCTGCCGTAAGGTTCGGGATATGGTCATATCCCTGCTTTACGGCGTGGGCTATACGTGCTTATCATTTGCAGGTATACCAGTACCTTTCCGAGATAGGCGGCAGTAGGCCCACGTTCTTTTTTACCCGGCGGACAGACGCGATCCTATCTGCCATTTCGATGATTATGAAAGCAACGAATCGAATACCGGATCGCCGTGTCGTGCGACCGTTGACCGCACGGATATTGCGGTCGTTTCTGGTGGCGTCGGAACGCTCGCATCACCATATTTATGCGCTGTGGGAACACACATCTGTCCTGTCATTTTCGATAAAAAATGCAGACGGCGAGTATTTGTCTTTGCGGGAGTTTTTGGGCAGGGGCGATGCGGTTGCGCCCGACGATACGCTCGTCGTTATCTTCCACGAAGTGCATATCGAAACCGAGGAAGAATTGACCGTTGAATATATCGAACGTATTTACGAATCGTTCCTTTATCACCATTGCGAGTTGGGATTGCGCCGCAACGACCCGCTCCGTTTGGCCCCGGAATCGATTCGACGATACGGCTTGACCGAAGCGGACGCCGTCCTTGTCGGCGAACACCTCGAAGTCCTGAACGAGATGATCCGTCGGAAACTCCAGCAGCGATACGACGAACTCAAAGCGTTGGATTGCATTCGGAAGTAGTTATTAATCCTCGCTATTTTTGCAAAAAATCGCAAGATTAAGAGTTATTTCGTTGTATTTTTACACAAAAAAGAAAATATGAATAAAATAACTCTTATCACACGTCAAAGAATCGCAGATGCGATAGCATTGGAAAAGATCATATTAGGAGGGCGATTTGATTATGCCGATTTTCTCATTCGGTTGTACGATTTGAATAATTTACCGTCTACGGATCGTCGATATAAAACCGCATATGGAGATATAAGTTGTCATTCCCATTTTGGCGATTATGAACCGGGGTGGATGTTTACGGATTCCCGATTCAATTTGATGCGTTGTTCTGATGCTGATTTCATTCGTTTCCTTCGCGAAACCATACATCCATCCGTATGCACAGACAGTGAGGAATTAGAGAAGTTGAGACAATTATACGATAAATATTTATCGAACGATGGATTCGAATCATTTGTTGAAGATGTTATATCGAGGATGCCTATATATTCATTTCGAGAGAAAGAATTAAATCTCGATGTAGAAGAGAAAAAAGAAAAAATCAAAATTTATTTGAATACCGAATATGTAAATGCAAAAATTAAAACAATGGTTGACGCTGTTCATACCAACACCGATTTGGCATTGGGTACAGCGAAAGAACTAATCGAAATAACCTGTAAATCTATTCTAAAAGAGAAATCTATCGATATTGATCCGAATTGGGATTTATCAAAATTATTCAAAGAAACGATTAAAGGTCTTTCTTTTATTGACCTTCAAGAAATAGATAATCCCGAATTGGCCGCAAGATCCGTAAAACAATTGTTGAGCGGTTGCAATACGATTATTCAAGGAGTGGCGGAATTGAGGAATGCATATGGGACAGGACATGGCAAAGAGCAAGACTTTAAATATTTTCCGCCTAAATATGCAGAATTTGTAGTAGGAATAGTTTCTAATATAGTCATATTCATTCTACAAATAAATGGTGAGAATACAGAGATCGCAGAATGATATCTAACCACCCAACACCTCTGACTTGAAGTTCTCCTTTCCGAGAACATACACCAAATCCCGACCCTTGGCAGTCAATTGACCGCCGAGGGTTATTCGTAGGTTCTGTGCGCTGCCGCCCGTCGGGAGCATCGCCTGCAGCTTCGACAGCGGTGCGATGACTTCGGGATCCGTGCCGGCATTGGGATTGTCGCCGACCATCGCATAAGTAGGACCGTATGCCAGACCGCCGTTGGCCAGCGCCGGCACGCTCTTTTCCGCATTCTTGTTGATGAGCGCCGTCATCACGGCCGCTGCCGCGACCATCGCTGCACCGATGGCGATCGCTGCCCACGGGTTCGCAAGAACGGATTTCAGCGCCGATTTGAAGGCGATGATCATCACGCCGAACTCGATGAGTTGCGAGCCGATATTTTTCAGAAAAGAGGCGAACTGCGTCAGGATCGCTTTCATCAGCCCTCCGAATCCCAAATCGCCGGCGATGATCTGCCCGATAGCCTCCGCCGCTGCGACGATACTGTCGGCCATAAACTTCGATACCTGCTGATCGAAGCGCGTCATCACCTCCGCAATCGTGGCGTGGACATGCTCCAATGCCGCCGAGAACGACCAACCTTTCGCCGTCAGCGCCGTCGTGTAGTTCTCGACCATCGAGACCGTGTCGGCGAGGTTCTCGCGCAAATATGCGCTGTTGTCGTCTGCCCAGCCGTAAAGCCCTTCGCGCACCGCACCGAATATCGCCTGCATCTGCTGCGCGTATTGCGATGTTACGGGTTTCAGATCGCCCATTTTGAGTTTCGGCGCCGGCAACTCCAACTCGAAGCCTTCGGGCAAAATACCGTCCATCTTGACGACGGGTTTCAGATCTTCGGGCTTGATATTCTTGATCCGCTCCAGTTCTTTTTGCAACTTCTCGATCTCGGCGTTCGCCGCGGCGATATCTTCGACGGTCGATTCGGGCAGCAGTTTCTTCTTTTCGAGGGCCTCGATCCGCGCCTGCAATTTGCCGATGATGCCCGTGCTCTGTTCCGTCTGAGCGTTGGTTCCGGCGATGGACTTCATCAGTTCCTCGGTCTGCTTGCGTGCTTCGTCCGTTACCTTATCCAGTTCGGCCTGAGCTTCGGCCGCCTTCTTCTCCGTTTCGCGTATCTTCTCGATAGCAGCCGTCAGCAGGTCGTACTCCTTGCGCAGGGGTGCGAGTTTCGATTCGTCGGGTACTTTCTGCAAGGTAAAACCGGCGACCAATCCCCCGAAATTCGGAACCATCCGCGTCTTGGTCGTCGTAGCGATGATCTCTTTCTGCTCGGCGATATTTTCCTGCAACTTGCGTTCGAGCTCGTCGAGCGATTCGGTTTCGGCCATCTCGTCGATCATCTTCTGCTTTTGGATGCGGGCATAGGCGAATGCCGCACCGAGCGCGAGGACTGCCGCCATAATCAACCCGACGGGCGACAGCAATGCCGTAAATCCCGCCGCCAGCATCGGCAGCACCTTGATTACGGCGCCGATTCCGAGCGAAAGGGGACCGACCGCTGCGACCAGCCCCGCCACGACGACGATCGTCTGCATCATCGCCGGCGACATCGATTGCAGCATCTGCACGACCGTCGAGAGCGCACCCGCTATCTTCGTCGCGAAAGGCATGATGGCTGCACCGATCCGTTCGAGGAAGTCGCCCCATGCATTCTTGAGCTGCTGCACGGCTCCGAGTCCCGTCCGTGCGGCTGCTTCGGCCTGCCCGCCGAACTTGCGCTCCAACTCGTCGAGGATCATCGCCTGCGCCTTGGCTATGTCGCCCGTCTCGGCGAACTTCTTGATTACCTCCGTCTGCTCCTTGGAGAAGGTGATGCCGGCACGCGACAGCGACGAGAGCTTCGTCGCGGGATCGGAGAGCGCCTTGCCCAACTGCAACGACGCCGAACCCAAATCCATCTCCAACGCCATGGCGAGGTCCAATGCCAACGCCTGCGTGCGCTTGAAGTTCTCGCCCGTGATGTTGGTAAAAGCCAACAGGCGGGCGGTGGATTTGTCGAGGATCGTCTCGTCGCCGAAAATCGTCTTGCCCTGCAACTCCGAAGCGTAGTCGGCCAACTGCCGGAAGTTGTAACCGACGGCCTGATTCGTAACCTTGAGCGCTTGCTGCACCTTCGCCTCGGCTTTGGCCTGCACATCTGCCAAGTGCAGCGACACGCCGCCCAATGCCGCAAGAGGTGCGGAGAGTTTCAACGAGAGCGACTTGCCGACGGAGGTCAGCTTCTTTTCGAGCGAGCCGAGACCTTTCTCGACCTGCTGCGCCTTCTGCTGGAACTCATACGAGTCGGCCCCGATCTTTATAAGTAAATCGGCGATTCTCCGGGACATGGCTGTTTAGGGCTTGTGTTGCAGATAGAGCGTCCAGCCTGCCTCGACGTCCGATAGTACCGCCGGCCGCCCGTTTTCCACGCGCGACATAGCCGCCACGACGGGAATCATCGTCTCGCCCGCCTGCGTATCCAATGGCTCGTCGGCGCCGATGCCCGACCACTCGGCCACGCAACGGATATAGTTTTCGGTATGGTTCTCGACGGGCGGAGCGTAGCGCGAGATCATCTGCCGGATTGTCCGGTAACCCTTGCGGGAGTAGGAGTCCAGCAGCACGAACATCGCGCGGTAGCCCCACGCCATCGTCTCGAACTGCTTGAATGCCGTATCGCGCGAGGGCGCAACCTCGCCCAGATACTTCGTTGCCGATCGGCGGATATTGCCGGGATTACGATTGCGCATCCCTCTCGGCAAAGTTTTCTCGTTCATAATATCTGTTGTTCGTTCCGGAATGTCATTGTAGCAATCGTTTCCTCCTTGCGGCTCGGCAGAGCCCGCAAGCGAGTTCTGCTCTCGCTCCGCGGCGTCGGTTACAATTATTCAGTCCTCTGCTTATTGCTTTATGATTTTCGGTTATTCTCGTCGTTCTCTTTGCGCCTGCGTTCCAACTCGGCTCTTTTGAGCAAGACCGGACAATGTTCGGGCGGCGTTTCGCATTTGTACGCCTGCCGGATGACGATGCGGCTGCGGTCGATCTCCACGTCCTTGTGCTCGATGATGATTTCGAGTTTGCCGACCTTCTCTTCGAGTTTCTCCACGCGCCCGTCCAGCCGCGTGATCTGCTCGGACTGGATCGCCACGACCTTCTCCGTGTTCGCTAATTCGGCGGAGTCGGCGGCCGCGTTCTCCTTGCGCTTCTTCGCGTTGAAAAAGAGAATCGTTCCCGCCAGACCGCTGGCGAGAATGAAGTTCAGAATGATGGATAGTGTTTCCATAGTTTCGCACTTATTCAGGAATGAATTTGTAAATCGCTCGTTCGCGCACGATATAGAGGTCGCCGTAGATGAAGAACAATCCCATGATATTCTCGCCCCAGCCGGCGACGTTCCGAACGTCGGTCATCGTGTCGTCGCGGAAGTTCCGGATGAAGATGCCGTCGTCGTAGGAGTGTACGACCTCGCTCATCGTATGGTCGGCATGATCCGCCCAGCGTCCCAACCGCCGGAGCCGCGTCCGCTCGGTAATCGAATCCCGCCGGTAGAACCACAGCATATCGTCGGCATTGATGCCGATATAGTTGTCGGAGATGGTGACGATCTGCTCGCCCGCAGCGAATTGCAGCATCTTGCAGGGCTGGTGGAACCGTTTGTCGTGCAGATAGGCGCCATGCGAGGTATTCACGACGATCGTATTTTCCGTGCGCCGCAGGGCGAGGATCGCACCCGACATCGGCGTACCCTCGTAGGCATATCCCCGTCCGCGATAGCCGGTCGAGGCGTCGGGCGAAACGTATTTGCACTCCGGACGCGAGAGGTAGCGATAGGTGCGGTAGTTCGGATCCTCGTCCTCTGTCGTGCGGGCGCTGCGTCCGCCGGCATTGCCGCCCCGCGGACCGATATATTGCCGGTAGGATTTCAGGATATGGATATACCCGTCCATGTAGGTTGCGACGTTGCGGTACTCCTCCGGCGGGACGTATATCCGTTCGACCGTGCCGCGATAGTCGAGGTAGCGGATCTCTTTCCCGTCCACCGCGACGAACCCCTCGTCCGCTTCGTACATCTCGAAGGATGTCGTGCTGCGGTAGAGCTCCCGCACCTGTCGCGTAGCGGTGTCGAAGGCATAGACCGTCTTTTTATCGGCGGACTGGAGCAGCAGCCGGTTCAGGCAGCGGATCGCCTTGCCGACCGTGAATGACAGCGTCGCGACCGCTATGCAGTCGTCGCCCGCCGGCGGTCTCTCCGTCGCGAGCAGATGCGGCATCTCCGTGAGTTCGCTGTTGTAGGAGTCTTCGAGGGCATTCAGCTCGATGGAGTTCAGGTAATAGGCGGCGTTCAGGAACTTGTCGTCCCGAACCACCGTATTCATATCGATATGCTGTCCCGTGAAGATCTCGCCCGTGATGCGGCGGCTCGGCAGCTGCTTGTACCGCAATGCTCCCTGCACGATATGACCGACCAGCGTGTCGTAGTCGTTCCGATCTTTCGTATGCCATATGCGCGTGGGATTGCCGCCGGCATCGAGGTAGTAGAGCGCATAGAGCAGCCGGTCGTTCGGAATGGCAGGAATATCGCTCACGGGAAGCGTTACGGACATATCGACGTTGTTCGCGGGATCGACGAGCGACTCGTAGCGCAAACCCTTGTCGTAGCTGTCGCCCGCATCGATCGAGAGCGTCATCTTGCGGAACGCGGCGCTCTCCAGATAGCCCGAAGTGCGGCCGCTCGGATTGCCGAAGCGGTCGGTATAGGTCGTGATCTTGCCGATGAACGTCTGCCGGATGAAGAACCGCCACTCGCCGTCGCAGGGGATGCCGTCGATCTCGATCTTCATATTCTGCTCGTTGCCGGTCTTGACCGTACTCGCGATCTCCCCGTCGGAGGACTGCACCCACGAGCCGCTCTCGGTGAGGCTGTATGTCGCCTTTTCGCCGACGATACGGACGCCGTAATGCACCGCGACATCGTCGCTTTCGTTCGGGCGGTAAATGCCCAGTCCCCACTCCCGATGGTAGGTCTGCAACCCGAACTCCCATACGAGCGGGAAGTTGCACTGCTCGACGGGAAAGCCCCGAGTTACGACCTCCGCACCCCGATAGGCATCCTCGCCGCTGAAATAGAGTTCCTCCCCGCTTTTCACGGAGACGAAGCCGTGCGGATCCGTCCACGCGTCGGGATCGTAGAACCCGATGCGGGCGATCAGGTTATCGAGGCTCTTGTTCTTTACATCGACCGAGACCTTGCGCAGTGCAGGGACGATGTCGAGCGTCGAACTTCCCTCGATGTACAGGTCGCCCGTCCACATGCCGTCGATGCGCTCGCGTGCCGCCGATGTGACGACCTGCGCACCGGTATGGATCACGAGCCGCAGTCCGCTGCCCGTAACGATCCTCCCGACGGGATGCTCCGTGCCGACGCGGTAGAAATTCATGGGACGCGCAGTTCGGTAGAGCGACACGGCGCGGCGGATATGCAGGGCGCCGTTCGACTGGAAGATCTGTCCGGCGAACGGACGCAGGCACAGTTCGAGGATGTCGCGATAGGTAGGCTCCTCGTAGACGTAGTAGAGCCGTTCGAGGTCGATATAGGTTTGACGGAGCGGAGAGGCGTTCTCGTCCATGCCCTCGGCATATAGGTCCATCCAGTCCGCCGTATCGAGATCCAACTCCAACAGGTCGATGCAGGAGGAGAGCAGTTCCCACAGCGACCGTCTGCCAGCAATGCCGATATGTACGAGGTCGCGGAACGGAATGCTCGACAAGAGGTTGAAGCCGTCCACGGCCTTGATCATGACGGTATAGGGCGGAGCGGTGAAGTTCTCGGAGTAGAGATCGGAGGTAACGTAGCCCCGCCAATAAAGTTGCCGATTGCGGAAAATCGAGACGCGAAAATAACGGGGATCGGAGGTGAACAGAGCCAGGTAATGGAAATTCTCCTTGCAGAGGATATTGATGGTCGCCTCCGAAGCCTTGACCGGCACGTAGAACTCGTCGCCCCGTTTCTCCCACGTGATCTGCAACGGCGTACCGCCGTCGAAGGCCATCTCCTCCGACGGACCTGCATACCCACGCTCCGAAATCTCCACGCGCCACAAGACGCCCTTGTATTTCGAGCGAAGGTCTGCGTAATATTTCAGACCGAAAATCGCCACCTCGTCTCTCCTTTGGCGTAAAGGTAGACGGGGCGGCGAGCACGGAAGAGATACTTTGTCTCCGTTGCG